TCCCGGATAGGGTGGGGAATAACCAATACCTCCTATCCAGTATGTGAAACAACCTATGATGATGTTGAACATAAAGGATTGACTTATGACGGAAAGGCAGCGCTTGGCTATGAAGAAGATGATGTTTATGACAACCCTACGTTGTATGACGGAGGCACAGGTATCAACTACGACGGTATCGAGAAAACGATTTATGACCCAATAGTTCATTCCGGGTGCAGTCAATGTGGAACTTTGAGATATGATAAATAAACTATCGAGAGATGCCCTAAGAGGCAAAATCGTGAAACTTAATCAACGAGGGAGAAAAGAAAATGGCAACATATCCAGCTGCAGTGGTAAGCTTAACTAATCCAACATCATCAAGCAAACTCAACAGTCCACCTCACTCTACGCAACATATCAATGCTAATGCCGAGATTGAGGCTATCGAAACAGAGCTTGGCGTTGATCCAGCAGGCGCTCATGCTGATGTGGTCACAAGGCTCGATGCAGAGCTTGGGAGCATGCACTTTAATCTTGTGGTTGCAGCCGCATCATCTCAGTTAGTTTACTTTGCTGCTCCATATGCTTGCACTATATCGGCCAACGTTATTATGACTGTATCATCTGGTACAGGCAGAGTGGTATCTGTTGCGCATGGCTCTGCCGGGGATAATGCTTTGGCAACGGCTGTCACTGGCGTGACCGGTACTGTAGCGGTACTCGTAGCTATGGCTGCTTCAGCGGATGCCACCTGTACAGCCAACGAGATCATGAAGGTCACCTGTACAACCTGCGCTACAGCACAGGTGTATGGGATTACTTTGAAGATGACAGACCCAACATAAGGATAGGCATGAAAGGTCCTCACTCAAAAGAGACGAAAGAAAAGATACGCAAGTCTATTTTAAAAAAAATAAAGGACGGGCAATGGACTCCATCTACAGACGCAATGGTAGCAAACAGAAAAGACTACTATGCTTATGGCGGAGAAGCTCCAATGAAAGGCAAGAAAAAGAGCCCTGATGCTTATTCTTTTCCGGAGGGCAAGGACAATCCCAGATGGAAGGGTGGATTAAGCAAAGACAGGATACACAGAAATAAAACAAAAACAGCATATCGCCATAAGAATGGAGAAATATCAGTCTGGTCTTTCCGGTACGACTGAAAACAAAAGACTACATAGAAGGAAATATAAATATAACCGTAAGAAGGCTGGAGAGTTATCTGTAAAAACAATTCAGCTTGTATATGAAGATAATATCAAAAAATATGGAACGCTTACCTGCTATCTTTGCTTAAATCCTATTCCTTTTGGGAAAGACCACTTAGAGCACAAGATTCCTCTTTCCAGAAGCGGAACAAATGAATACAACAATTGTCGGTTGCTTGTCAAAAGTGTAATTGTAGCAAACATGATAAAACTGATGAAGAGTACAAAATATGGAGGAACACATGACTTTAAGTGAATTAAGGGCTTTAACCAGAAAGAAGCTTGGAGAAACAACCACAGCTTTCTGGACTGATGCTGAGATAAACGGGTATATCAACCTTGGTTGTAAGGACATATCCCAAAGGACAAAGTGCCTTAGAAGCAATACAACCATATCCTCTGTTAGCTGTGAAGCATCAACGTCTGCCAGCGCTGCGGCTTCTAACGAGTACAGTATATCGGATAACATCGATAACTTCTTCGCTATCACAGAGGTTGCGTTCATGCAGGAAGGAACGGACTGGGTTAAGCTTATCCCGACATCCCGGGAAGAGCTTGACTCTATCAGGACCGGATGGAGAACAAACGTTGGTTATACCTATACCAATACAGCAGGAACAACAACGTATAACTATGATAACAATGCTTCTACGCCTACGCATTATTACTGGGACAGGGAAGAGGATGTCTTAGGGCTTGACCCGCCACCCAATGATGACAACGAGGGTTCCGGCTATATCAAAGTGTATTACGCCTACGACCATACCGATGTGTCCGGAGACAGCAACTCGCCAACGATACCATCATCTCTTCACTTGGCTATCGTTGACTATGCCGTACACGTTGGGTATGACACGCGTGGATGGGGCGACAAGGCTAACGATTCTTTCCAGAAGTATCTTGCACGGATCAATGATTACATGGTTGAACGTAAAAGAGAGCGGGAGGATGAAGAGATCGTTTCTAAGAACTATCGGAATCTATGGTGAGCAGACTAACAGAACATGGAACATAAATAATGGTGTAACTCTTTGCAAAGAGTGTCATGACAAGTTTACTTTTGACAAAAGGAATCACAGATGGGAATAACAGCACAACTTAAACAATTTTACATCAAAGCGCTTACCGGTATGAACAACCTCGTTGAGGATCTCGACCTTAAGGAGAAATGGGTTGATATAGCACAGAACTGTAGGTTCGAAGAGGAGCCGGGCGCTGTGGACAAGAGGACTCCGGTAACCTATTACAACTCAACAACCATAGGCGCGGGGGCTTACGGGGTGACCGGTCTATTCAGATTCTATACATCAGGAGGAGTGTCCAAATTTGTGTCTGTGCATGATACCAGCGCGTATGTTGGGACAGATTCATCAGGAGCATGGACTGCCATTAGGACAGGGCTAACGGCCGGCAAACGTTGCGCTTTTGCTGTGTACAGGGATTTACTGATAGGAGCTAATGGATTTGATAATCTCTGGGCATATGATGGATCATCTGACAATGTAACCTGGGAGCTTGGGGCTTGTAAGGCGGTAGCTGCTACGGGTGCTGCCGGGAGCCTGGATGCTGCTGCTGTGTATGCTTATCAGGTGGCTATCACAGTAAGCGGGGCTACGCACATCTGTGGCGCCATAAGCAACTCCGTTACGACAAATACAGCACAGAAGGTAAGTTTGTCTAATATCCCGCTTGGTCCGGCAGGAACAACCAATCGCTTGATCTACCGGATAGAAGGTGGTGAGACGGTCACGACGCATGGTAATTATGACCTTTTGGCTACGCTATCTGACAACACGACCACAACTTACACAGACACCACCGGAGATGCCTCCCTAGGAGCCACAATAGGGGCTATAACAGACGATATGCCAAAAGGCAACATACCTACCGTCCATAGAGAAAGATTCTTCCTAGCAGGCGATCAGACGTATCCTAATAAGATTTACTATTCGGATCCTTACCTACCTCACTTTATTCAACAGACTACAAATCTTAGCTATATGGAGATCAGTCCGGAGGATGGTGATGAGATATCCGGCATACCAATACAGCTGGGCACAATGGTGTGTATCAAAAAGAATACAATTCGGAAGTTACATATCACAAGCGCCTCATCGGGCGCGGACCCAACGACGTGGTATGCTGAGGATCCGGTAGCATGGACAGGATGTCCGGCGCAATGGTCTATCACACACACACCTTACGGCATTGTATTCTTAGGTTGGGATCACTGGTATCTGTTTGATGGTTCTACGGCCAGGGCTCTCATTGATGAGTTTGACACTAAAGACATCCTAGATGCAGGATATTCTGATGTGGTAGGGTTCTATCACAAAGGTGTCCTGCTGGCTGCTTATCCGGATAAAGTAGCGGCCAACCAGTATCATGACCGGATCATGCGGTACAACTTTAAGCGACAAGCGTTGAGCTATGATGAGTGGACAGGAACCAACATTAAAGGAGCCAACTGTTTTGCATCTAAGTCTGGTGATGATGAGACAGGAGAGCTGTATTACGGGGACTCGCAGAAGGGCTATGTCCTAAAAGAGAAGGACTCTGCCAATGATTATCGGCTAAAAACAAAGACGGAGTGTAACCAAGGAACCAAAACCAACACCTTCGTTGGAGGGACAGAGGCTTCGCCGTATATCGAAATAGGATCAACTACGTCGGCTTCGGCAATCCCTGATGATATTATTATATTCTGGGATTCAGATTCAACAACTCCCGGATCTGATTGGACTGAGATAACTTCAACGTATGACGGATGTTATATAAAAGTAGCTTCAACTTCGGCAACAACTGCCGCAGCCGTTGGGCATACACACGCTGTTTCCGGATCGCTGAGCTCAGTCACACCTTCAGCGGTAAATAGCGGTGATCAAAGCTCAACGCAAGGTTTATTGTCAGGACATAGCCATACATGGTCGGCTACATCATCCTCAACAACCGGGGGTCCGAGACATATCAAGCTTAGGATGTTTAAGTCAAGCAGCGCCACAGCTACGGAGTTCCCTGATGGGGCTATTGTTATGTGGGATCAGGCTTCGGCTCCGACAGGATGGGAGACAATAAGCAACTCTGGATATTATGTGCAATGTGGGTCAGCCGGGTTAGCTACTCCGAACGCTTCTTCTCACTCTCACACGTTCAGCGCTACATCAAGCAATCACTCTGATAACGGTAATGGATCGCCCGGTACCACTTGCGCCGCGGCTGTTCATAATCACTCTGTATCAGGAACCTTGGCTAGTGTTTCCACGGATGATTGGGAACTCGCATATGCGCAACTTCACATGATCAAAAAGGTTGGAGAGTCAGATACCTGGGATGGTACGGACCAGAACGTAATGTGTCTTGTGGAAGGAGCTTCCACACCTACCGGATGGACAGCCGTATCAACGTATAATAATATGTATCTTAAGGTCGGAACAACTACGGCTTCTACGGGAGCGGCAGCCAGCGCAAGCCATAATCATATATTATCGTCCGGTACGTCCGGAACGAACTCACAAACTTGGGGAACAACATATTACCGTACGCAGTGCAGGGTTTCTCACACTCACCCGTTCTCTGGAACGGCAACAGCGGCATCCATGGGAGCGCCCAAGACGGTTACTTTCAGGCTGTTTAAGTTTAACCTTGGGAAGATGAGAGACTACAATGCGGCCATGACTGTTCATCAGGGAACAGGAACATGGACTTCTCCAACGATGGAGATCAATGCAGAAACATTAAATAAGATGTTCTGGAATCAATCTGTGGTGTCCGGAGATACAATAAAGTTTTATTTTAAGACAGGAGTTGATTCAGCCACATGCGCGGCATCTACGGCATGGGGAACGGCTATGACCAATCCTAATGGGTCGTCCATAGGAGCTTCTGCTGATGCATGGGCTCAATATAAGATTGAATTTACTGCTGTCGATACGCCAACGTCTAACCCGCAAGTGTACTTTACCAACGGTTACGTGGTTAAATACACGTATCTTACCGGGGCTACCAACGCAGAGACTTCTGTGAACTGGAAGTACAGCATTGGGTTTAGAAACTTTGACGCTCCTATGATCGATAAGATACTTAAGAAAATCGCCACGGCTCACAAAGGAGAGGAAGGTTCATTTACTATCCAATGGGAAACGGAAAATGACAGCGGTTCGTTTACTATAAGCTTAACAGCTTATCCTAAGCGTTGGGATAGTTTCTTTCCAAGCAACGCCATGGGCAAGGAAGTCAACTTTACCATTTACAAGAACGACCTGTATGACTTTCAGCTTAAAGAAATAAAGGGTTTGTATAGCCCGCAGGAGTTGCTCCTATGATAGAAGAAATTTATAAGGTTCCGGAACACGAAGAGTGGTCTATGGATACGGCCAGGGACTTAAATAAGGTTCTTTCTTACCTGCACAAACAGGCTGTGACTGTGGAGTATATGACAGCGGCACCATCTAAGATGGGTTACGGTAATTTGGTTATTGTTGATGATGGATCGGCAACGCAGAGGATTTACTTTAAGACTGGGTCTAATACGGCCGGTACGATAAGCTATGCTGATCAAAATTCTACTATATCCGGAGGAACGGCAGGGCAGTATCTTATTTCTCAAGGAGGATCTGATCCGATATTCAATGACTTTGTTCTAGACACTCGTACGGCGGATCCTGCTTCGCCTTCGACAGGGCAAATATGGATAAGGACTGACATATGATATGCGTTGTTAAGAATGGAGAGATAATCAAGATGATTGATGAACCCACCATTCCAAAAGAAGGAGAGGTCCACAAGTCTATTGATATTGATAAGAAAGACCTTATGGGAAAAATCATCGTGATTGACAAAAACGGAGAGTTGAAGGCTAAGCCAATACATGAAGTATTAACAGCATCAGCAAAGGTAAGCAATGCCAGATCCATCATGGAACTTAACGGATGACGAATGCACGGATTTATCAGGATGGACTCAACAACTTGGCGGGGGGGATTTAACATGCGTTGCTGTAACATATGACAGTCGTGCTTGCTTTCGGTTTTCGTCTAGCGGTGGGGCGACATCAGGGCTTATTATCAGGCAGTATGGGGCTTTCACAGCGTACACTGCTGAGATCACATTTAGGATAACGGCCGGATATAAAAGTAACAGTGCGCTACTTGGTTTTTTTATTGTTGATAACGCTAACTATTTAAACCAATTCTATATTCAGCATATTCAGAATAGCGGATTACCAATGGTTGCAATACATTACAATGGATATACTACGCACAACGATATTATTCATTGGGTAGACGGAGAATATGCCAGTTGGCATACCGCTAGAATAGTTTGTGCTGGTTCGGGGTCAACGGCACATTTGTTCATTGACGGAGCTTATTATGGTTCAAGTGCATACGGAAGTGGAACGGCACCGACGTCTAACAATGTCATAGAGGTTGTCTCTTACGCTCAGGGAGTTGCAAGCACGTTCTATGTGGATAAAATCAGGCTGTCATCCACTCAAGAGGAATCGACGATCGTAGAGCCGATAAGAATTAATGGGGTTGATCTGAACGCTAGGCTTTCTTCTCATACGTATGGTGGCACGTATCTTGTATCAGGTTCATTTAACTCAAACTCAGGAGTTAGATTTGTGAAAGGTGTCAGTGAAATGGATTCGGTTATACCGTATTGTTTGCCAAAGGTCGCTACCGGGGATAGTACGGCGAGCAAAGTTAGAATACGTGACAACTCAACAACATATGCATTGCAAGGATGGCCGGCATTACCATAAAGGAGGATGATATGGCTTTAGGATTACCAATGGCAACACTTGGAGCGGCAGGAATAGGAGCTCTTGGGAGCGTCTTAGGAAGCTGGCTTGGACAAGGAGAAGCGCCTCAACAGGGCTACGATGTTGTTACTATGCCTCAGTATGACTGGGCCGAAGGCAATCAACAAGCTGCCTCTAATTATTATAATCAAGGTACCCAATACATAAGCCAAGGACAGCTTCCTCCCGGGTTTGAATCATATTACGGTCAGATACAAGGAGGATTACAGCAGGACTCTGCTGATCGGTTCTACGGAACAGCCGGACGATCGGGCACTCTGAGGGATATACTTGGGCTTGGATCCATAACAGGCGTTGGTCCTAAGGCTGCGATAAGCAAGGGTATGCAAGCTGAATACGATTTTATGACAGAGGGTCGTAAGATTGATGAATATATTGCTGGTCTTAAAACACAGGAGTTCTCAAGACAAAGCCAACTTATGCCAGCAGGTTTGGCAGGGCTCGCGCGTGGACCGGAGAGCCAGATAGTTAATATGATGGGCGGTGTTGGAGGACAGTCAGGTATGTCTGGGTTCGGAGAAGCTATGGGTGGGATAGGACAGGCTCTTGGAAGCATGTACGGGCAAGGAGGAACTTCACAAGACATGTTTCAGACTTCGCCTATGACCGGGTATGATATGTCAAGCTTATATGGCGGAGGACTTCTTGATCAGGGCATAGGATTTAATCTTGGACGGGGGACTTCTAATATTGGCGGAGCTTCTCCAAGTTTATTTGGTCAGTACAAACCTTTATCGATGGGAGGATAACATGACAAAACCAGCAACTTCACAACAGGTTAGATATCCGGGCATGGCTCCTGTCAATCCATTGGCTCAGGGTGTGATGGGTGGACTACAGGCCGGCGGAGGATTTTTAAGCGGTATGGCTGCTCAGCGGGCTGCGTTACAGGACAGGCAGTCAAAGCAATATAATGCTACGGCTCCTGCTCTTATTAATAAAGGGTATCTCGGTCCGGTACCGGGAGCGCCTTCTACTATCCAGGGACTTCCCGGGCTTGGCCCGCGTACGCCGACAGCCGATTATTCAGCTCTCGAGAATCAGCAGGATTACTTTAAGAAGAAATACGAGAACGAGAACAGAGGTGTAATCCGCGATCAGAAGCTTCAAGATGCTGTTATAAAAGACTCTTTATTGCTTGGCGATAAGCAGGAGACGATACAGACGGCGCTGAATACGTTGGAATCCTTACGGACGGGTGTTCCTATAGCGCAGAAGAAGGCGGCCGGAGGAAACAATAAAGAAATAGTCAGCATGTCTATTGATGCAATTAAAAACTTCTTCGGGGCTACAACAAACTCGCCAACGGTTGCTCCTACAAAAGACACCATGCGTGAGAGAGCTGCCAATCTGAAGAAGAGAATTGGGAGAAACCCAACGCAAGAAGAGCTGGCTTCTGAGATGAGTTTAACCGTTGATCAACTAAGAGCGCTTTATACGAGTAAATAATGGCAGACCTTCTTGATGACATCTTCTCAACGCCTGAGCCTAAGGCAGATGCCCTCCTTGACAGCATCTTTAATGAACCAGAGGAGGACGTAACTGAGGATATATTCTCTCAGCGTACTCCTGCGCCAACTCCCACCACACCCAAAGGAAACCTTCCTCCTCTTAAAGTAAGCAAGCCCAAGAGTCCTGGCACAGAATATTTTACACAAACAGAACCCGAGCCGTATAAGCAGGCTCCTGATACCAAGGGTGGACTAAGAGACTTGACAGGCGGCTTTGCCTCTGCTGTTAATCGGTCCCCACAGCTCTTTGGTGACGCCATGAAGTCTCTTGCGGCCAACATTGAGTTTGATCGACAGGATCCAGCTAATTTCTTAAACAATGAAGGTGTCGGTAATAGGGTTATTGGTCTGGAAGGAAGAGTATTTAAGCATCTCGCCATTGATCCGGTAAAGGCGTTTCTGAAAGAAAGAGGATGGCATAATAGCTTAGCTAAGACCGGGAATAAGATTAACAAAGAGAATGAGAAGTACCTTAAAGCTATCGGTCTTGATAAGCCTACCGGGAATGCTCCTGTGGATAAGTTCTTATTTAACTTGGGATCCGCTTCAACATCCTTCTTGGCAAGCGTTGGCTCAGCCATAGCTCTTGGTCCGGCTACGCCGGCCTTGTTGTTCGGAGGTGCACAAAAAGCAAGTATGATGGCTGAAGCATTAGACCTTCCGCTTGAAGAAGGGCAGACAGAAGAGGAGCGATACAAAAGGGCTTCCGGAAGGTCTACGATCGGTGGTCTTGCTGAAGGTGGGTTGGAATATATCGGATTAAACTTCCTTTTAAAGCGATACGGAGGTGTGTGGAAGTCA